GATTATACGATACTGTCCCTTGCGGATTTGTTAAAGGACAAGAAAAAGAATTTAACTTCCCAAGGTGATTTAAAAAAAGCTAGTGCAGAACTAGATAAAGAAATTGCTTCTCGTCCAGAGATACAAGACCACATCAATACACTTTCTAATACAGGGGGATCAAAACGAGTTCCTCTTAACAATCTAATACCATTAGATTTGAGAGTTCAATACAGAGTTACTAGATCCTGGGATCAAGACTTCCTTTCTAAATTAAAGAAGGACATACCTAAGAATCTATTCCCATTCAAGACTCAATACGTTGAAGACACGACCTTATCAAAAAAGATAATGGCTGAGAATGAAGACGTATACGACAAGATACAAGAAGGATTAAGCACTAAGATCAATGAAAGACCTTACGTTCAGTTCATAGATCCATTGAAGGGAGATAAGTAATGAGTACAATCCCAAGACCAGGCGCAAGAAAAATATTAGAACAGCTACATGAAGATGACCAATCTTTAATCTGGTATTTATTGGTAGCTGCCTACGCAATTAAAACAGGTGACATACCTAAGCCATATAAAACCACACCGAGAGGTTATGAATTTTCCGCTTATGATTTTGATATCGATCATTTAGAAAAGAAAAAGATTAGAAGTTTACTTAGGAGGATAGATAAATGAGTTTATTAGAAACAGTAGAGACAGGAATCAAAGTGCCAACACTTAAGATCAACGTATCTGGGACAGACGGCATAGGTAAGACAACCTTTGCTTCTCAAGCTCCCAAGCCGATCTTTATTAAGACAGAGGATGGAACAAACTTTATTGACGTTCCTTCTTTTCCATTGTGTAAGAGCTACGATGACATCATCAAGCAAATACAAACCTTGCACGATGAAGAGCATGATTACAAAACAGTGGTGTTTGATACAACCGATTGGGCTGAGAAGTTAGTTCAACAAAGAGTGTGTCAAAACCATTCAGTCAAATCAATCGAAGCCTTGGGTTTCGGTAAAGGTTATACAGAGTCAGCAGAGCTTTATCGCAGACTCTTAACAATGTTTGATGCGTTACAAAAGAAGAAGATGCATGTCATCTTACTTTCTCACGTAGCCATCAGAACTTTTAACGACCCAGAGCGTGAGCCCTACGATCGTTGGGAATTGAATTTACACAAGAAGGTATCAGCAATGGTACGTGAATGGGTGGATTTTAACCTGTTTGCAAACTACGAGGTATCAACTCGTACAAGTGGACAGGGTTTTAAAGAAACAACCAGGGGTGTGTCTTACGGCAAACGAAAGTTGTTTCACAAATATGCAGCTGCGTTTGATGCAAAGTCTAGAGTTGATTTGGGTAACGTCCCATTAGATCTAGAGTGGAGTGCATTCATAACTGCTTTGAAAGAATCATTAAAAAATAAAATAGGAGATAAATAATGAGCGATTTTGAAATTAATTTAACTGACGTAGAAGAACTAGACAGTAGTTCTATAGGTCCAATGCCAGCCGGGGATTATGAATTGGTTGGACAAACTTGGGAAGCTAAGACGAGTAAGGCCAACAATCATAGGATGATCAACATAACTTTTGAAGTTATTGGTCCTCAATTTGCCGGAAGAAAAATCTGGGAAAACTTTATGCTTGAAGGCAACGGCTTGAACGTATCCAAAAGCAAAATCCGTAATTGGAGAAAAGCTATGGGCTTAGATCCTGATGTTGAGAACTTCAACCTTGAAGCTCTTGAGACTATGATGAACGTTCCTTTCGATGCCACTCTTAAATTAGAAGAAGGCAAAGACAAAGGAGACGGTACTAAGTGGGACGATAAGAATGTAATTGCTAAGTTCAATACAAAGACTGCAACTGCTACACCCACACCTAGTCCTACACCTACAGCTACTGCACCAGAAACACCTGCCCCGGTTAAGCCAGAGTCATCAAATGACGATGGTTTTGATTGGGACAAGTAAAAGAATTTCATCGCAGAGTTACAGAAACAGGTCAACCTGGTAAGGGAGAGAGGGATTCTGTGATGAGATAACCGAGCGAGTAGCTAATGCTCTCATTGACCTGAGCAATGCTTTAGCTACTCCTCGCCTTATTTAAGATAATGTTCTTAATTATCTTGAAGGAACTGCCTATAATAATTATAACTTATATAAGGAGAATGTATGAAAGAAGAAGATTTTTTAGATAAAGAAGCATGCGACACAGTCATGCAAGATCTTTCTGTTTGCATTGAAAACTGGGGTAAAAAAGATTTAGATTCAGAATCTGCTATTAAAACACTTCTAAAGTTTTCTGTAGATGCAGCGTTTAATTTTTCCCACAGTTCAATTGACGCTATGGAATTAATATCAGAAGTAATATTTGAAAAGCTAGAACAGAACGATGACCAAGAACTTTTTATTAATTTAAACAAACAAGAAGATAAGATAGTTCATTGAAATTAAGATACTACCAAAGGGATGCTATAGATTCCTTACACAATTGGTTTGAAACAAAACCATCTAGTGAACATGCATTGATTGCATTACCAACCGCAGCCGGGAAGACAATCATCTTCTCTCATTTTATTAAAGAAATCTTAGCTAAGGATCCTGGTGCTAGGTTTATTGTCTTAGCACACAGAAAAGAATTGGTTGATCAAGCAGAGAAGAAACTTAAAGCCGTATGGCCAGATGCTCCGGTTGGAGTGTTGGCTGCTGGGCTGAAACGCTTTGAACACGATGCTCAAGTTTTGATAGCCAGCAGAGACACACTAGCCTCTCCTAAACGATTGGCTAAGGTTGGTAAGTTTGACTACATGATTATAGATGAAGCACACAACGTACCGCCTACATCACACACCAGGTATCAAAAGATTATTACTGAGCTTTCTACACGAGGAGACATGAAGGTTATGGGTTGCACTGCAACACCTTACCGCATGGGACAGGGATACATATACGGGAATCGTAAAGATCATTTCTTTAAAGGCTTGGCTTACACCGTATCTATCCCAGAACTTATTAGAGAAGGTTATCTGTGCAGACTTTCAGCTTACGCTGTTAATGAGAACGCTATTATCGATGCCGGTTCAGTCAGCCTCAAGTTTAAGAACGGAGACTTCAGAGAGAAAGAGCTAGAAGAAGTGGCTATGGTGGATGAAACCATTATAGAAGTTGTGAGCGATTGGATTGATAACGCTTACACCAAAGGCAGAACAGCAACAGTATTCTTCTGTGTATCAGTCCTACACGCTGAGAAGATGACACAGTATCTAAAGCAGTACAACATCAGTGCTGCTGTTATAACCGGGGAGACACCTAGCAAAGAGCGTAGTCAAACGCTTGCTGACTTTGAGTCTGGCAAGATCCATGCGCTTTGTAACGTTGGTGTGCTTACTGAAGGATGGGATGCCCCCAGGACAGATTGCATAGCGTTGCTTAGGCCCACACAAAGCATTGGTCTTTACGTCCAGATGTGCGGTAGGGGAATGAGAATCCACGAAGACAAAAGCAATTGTCTGCTCTTAGACTATGGAGAGAACGTTGCTCGTCATGGATGCTTGGACGAAGTATCTCCCGGACAAGCTAACGAAGGTCGCTATCATCCCAAGATTTGTTCTGCTTGTAACGTTATCAACTCACCATCAGCCAAGGAATGTGCTGAATGTGGACAGGTGTTTGAATCAAAACAAACCAAGTCTTTGTGGACCAAGAAAGAAAGAGAGGTCGCTAGAAGAACCAAAGCAGAGAAGCAAGCCGTTCTATCGGACGAAAGAAAAAAATCTAAGCCGGTGTTCAAACCCGTTACAGATATCTATGCCACTGTTACCAAGTCTAAGAACGGCAGTGATTACTGTCAGGTTGTCTTTACAGTTGGAGATGAATTCTTTCCTAAGAAGATGCCTCTTATGTTTGGACACCCCACAGCACACAACATGGCGGTGCGTAAATGGAAGAAGATAACCGATGAATGGGGATCTCCAAAGCAAGCGTGGATGGCTGCTGAACTAATAAACAATGGAGCTTTCGATACAATATCTGAGATAGTTGTGCAGAAGCAAGGCAAGTACGAGAACGTTATCGGTATTAGAAATAAAAAAAATGAGAGAATAAAATTATGACAATCGTTCATGAACTGTTAGATCAAGTTGAGTTAATTGAAGAGCAACACAAAAGGTTTTACTTAGGCATTAGTGGTATTGGTAATTCAAACCAACGTCTAGTGTGGATGCGTTATCGTTGGTTGATGCCAAACGATTGGGAGCCAAGAGTCCTACGTCTACTAGACCTAGGTAACGTGGTAGAAGATGACCTTATTAAGAAGCTCAGAAAGATACCTGGTGCTTCTATCTATGACGTAGATAAGAATGGTAAACAGTTTGAAACCAAAGCTCTAGGAGGGCACGTTAAAGGCCATATAGATGGTGTAGCCAGTAACCTTCCGGGGCTCGATCAAGACAACCCATATCTGTTAGAGTTCAAGACGGCTAACGACAATCGATTTAATAACCTAAAGAAGTTAGGAAGCTATTGCGATTGGTCAGACGAGTACGCTGCTCAGTTGCATTTGTACATGGGCTTCTTTAAATTCAAGCACGCCATAGCCATTGTCTACAACAAGAACAACTCAGATCTTTACACTGAGATAGTTGAGTTTGATAAAGAGTTGTTTGATACTTTAATAGAGAAAGCCAAGAACGTTCTGCTGTCTGAGTCTCCCCCGGAGAACTACATACCTGAGACTGACTATCGTATCCGCAGTTACATGACACCAGGGCAACAAGCTTCTTATCTGGGTAGAGCTTTGCCTGAAAAAATTCATTGCCGTTCGTGTCGGTTCGCAAAAGTAGACATAGATAAAGGCGATAGCCATTGGCATTGCACTCAGCACGATAAGAAAATAAGTAATGAACGTCAGACCAAAGGTTGTCCTCGTCACAATTACATTCCAGAACTGATACCGGCTAGAGTTGTGGAACAAGATGATGACATAGTTGTGTACGAGAAGGATGACTTTAGATTCGTTAACGTTCCGGGCGACAAGAGTTCAAAGGACACCAACTTCTACTCTAGTGAAGAGTTGATTCAAGTAGTTAACTCTGGGTTCCCGGTAGAACTGTTAGAGAAAGTGGACTGGATTAAGAAGTCTTTGAATGGGACGATAGTTGAGATTAAGCCTTGGGTTCAGACGGGCGTTCCGTTCTAAGTTATTACCAACTCGCACCTTGGGTTCTCTTTGTCCACGCCACCAAACCTATAGACCACTTCTTTGATCTGCTTGAAGCTATCGTCTTCCAGGATTTCAGCTTTAACCAAAGCATCGCACGCAAACTTATCTATGATTGAACAGGGATTGCTTACGTCAATACGTCTTTTGCTCTTGGCGTAGTAAGTGTAGGTTAGAGTTACCGGCTCAGAGAAACTGTCAAAGTCTTCTAGCCTGGGTATAAGATTATCGGTGTAAAGTTTTTTGGCTATAGACAATACCCGGTAGTGAGCATTGCGATAGTTGTTTAGATTGAGAATGAACTTCTTTTTCTTTGAGTAGAAGACTTCTAATGGTAGGTCAATTTCCAAGCTTAAGGTTTTCCTGTAAGAATTTTATTCAGCTCCTCCTGTCTGAGAACGTCTGATGCTTTTGATTGTACTCCAGGATCTACAAATTGTCCTTGTAAACTTTGTCCTGTTAAATTTGCTTGAGCTTTAGATAAATCTAA